CGTCAACAACTAACTATGCAAAGTCAGTTTATTCTGGCGTTGCTGGTTGGTATGATCGTTACCCACGTATTCCTTATGGTCGTGCTACTTCTTACACTGAAAAGCATCCTGAACTTTTCGCCAAGTCTTATCCATTTCTTCAGTCTCTAAACCGTGGTTACAAGGAACTTCTTCCTTGGCGCTGGGGCAATCAAAAGGCTGCTACGGATAAGATGGATCCGCGCTTTATGGTTCCCGAAACTGTATTCACAACTATCACCGTGAACAAGTCGTTCCGTACAGCTTGTCATCGTGACGCAGGAGACTTAAATGAAGGTCTTTCTAATCTTCTTGTTCTTGGTGACGGCGAGTATACTGGTGGTTATCTCGTTTTCCCTGAATATCGTATTGCTGTCAACGTTAGACCAGGGGACTTGCTCTTGGTCAACAATCACGAAATCATTCACGGAAACACTGAAATCAAACTAAATCACGAAAAGGCTGAACGTATTTCTCTCGTCTGCTATTTCCGTGAAGCTATGCTTGATCTCAAGTCTTGGGATTACGAATTGCTTCGTAAGCAGTACGTTGAAGAGCGTCGTTTAAACAAGCAGCATAAGCTTTGGAAACCGTTGTGGAACGGTGTATCTCCTAGTATGTGGGACGACCAGGAATGGTTTGATTACATGTCAAAACATAATATGCCAAATCCTTACGAAAAGGAAGCAGCAGCAAGTTTACAAGATTTTTTTAATTGAGGTGAATATGGATTATCAAATTGCGATTCCTTCGTACAGACGAGCTAATACGGTAAAAGAAAAAACTTTATCTTTGCTTACCAAACATAATATCAATCCTGATCTAGTAACAATTTTCGTTGCTGATGACGAAGAGCTAAAAATTTATACTGAAACTCTAAAGGATACTCCATACAAGAAGTTCGTTGTTGGTGAAGTTGGTATCGGAGCCATTCGTAGGTTTACTCAAAAGTATTATCCTGAAGGAACTTATGTAATGAACTTGGATGATGATCTTTCAGAATGTCTGAAAAAGATCGATGATAAAACAATGATTCCTGTTTCAAATCTTGAAGAAGAAGTTATTATTCGTGGGTTTAAAGCTCTCGAAGAAAACAATGCATATCTATTTGGTATCTATGCAGCAGCTAATCCAATGTTTATGAAGAACCGAATTGCCGTTGGGCTTTATTATTGTATCGGTTCTATGTGGGGAATGATTAATCGTCATAGTTCTGATCTTGCCGTTTTGCTTGATGATAAGGAAGATTTTGAACGCACTCTTCAGCATTATGTAAAAGACGGTAAGGTAGTTCGACTTGATGATATTACAGTTAAGTCCAAGTATTATACTGAAGAAGGTGGTATGCAGGTAACAAGAACAACTGAACGTATTCTTAAGTCTGCTGAAAATCTTGTCGAACGGTTTCCTGGACTTTGTACTATGTACATTCGTGAAACAACGAAACATGCTGAACTAAGACTTCGTGATACTCGTAAAGATGTATCCACAGGATCAACTCTCGATAACTTTTTTGGGTGATATATGAATTGTAATTGTTGTGAATGTAATTGTAAAGAAAACGGTTTATCAATAACTATTGGCGAAAATATCGAAACATATTTTCAAGATTATGAAAATAATTTGAACTTAAAAAGTCCATTTTTTTCGTATAAATACGCTGAAGATAAAATTTTAGCTGACCTCAAGGAACACCTTGATAAGACATACTCCGAGCATTATGCTACTGATGATAAAGGTATCGAGTGTTTCGATGCTTGGATCGCTCTAGGAGATTCTACGCCTACTTTTAGAAATACTGCGCTTAAATATCTTTGGCGTTATGGAAAGAAAAACGGAAACAACAAAAAAGATTTAATGAAGGCGATGCATTACATATTCATGTGCCTTTATAATGATCATTATAAGGATGGTAAATAATGGAAATAAAGGTTGAAATTGAAACATTAAGAAAGCGTGGTTTATTTTTAGCCACTCCTATGTATGGCGGACAATGTGCTGGTATGTTTGCAAGATCTGTAGCTGACTTGGCTGCTATCTGTTCTCAAAACGGTATTCCTCTTCAGATGTATTTTTTGTTTAACGAGTCTTTGATTACTCGCGCAAGAAATTATTGTTGTGATGAATTTGTTCGTTCTACTTCTCAACATCTAATGTTTATTGACTCGGATATCGGATTTAATCCGCACGATGTACTTGCCATGATGGCGCTTCAAGCTCAGGAAGAAGATAAGTACGATATTATCGGCGGACCATATCCTAAGAAGTGTATTTCTTGGGAAAAGATTAAGCAAGCTGTAGACAAGGGTGTTGCTGACGAAGATCCGAGCGTTCTTGAAAAGTTTGTTGGCGATTATGTGTTTAATCCAAAGAGCGGTCAAGGATCTATTCAGATTAGCGAGCCATGTGAAGTTCTTGAGATTGGTACAGGCTTTATGATGGTTACTAAGAAAGCCATGATTAAGTTTGCCGAAGAATACAAGCAATATATGTATAAGCCTGATCACGTTCGCACTGAGGCGTTCGACGGATCTCGTGAAATTATGCAGTACTTCCAAGCTGAAATTGATCCGAAGTCTAAGCGTTACCTTTCAGAAGATTATTGGTTCTGTCAGAAGGCTCAGGAAATTGGTCTTAAGACTTGGTTCTGCCCATGGATGAAGATGCAGCATGTTGGCACTTACATCTTTGGCGGTTCTCTTGCTGATCTCGCTTCTATCGGAGCCAGTGCAACTGCTGATCCGGGAGCGTTAAGAAAGAAGCAAACAAAGTAATAAGAACTTGCATTTGTGATTGACTCTTACACAAAAATAAACTATACTTATATTATGTCATATAATGGAGAAACAATATGAAAATCTCAACTAATACTTTGAACGTGCTTAAGAATTTTGCTAAGATTAATCCGTCTATCGTAATTCAAGAGGGAAATGTTCTAAAGACTATTTCCCCTTCTAAGACTATCATGGCGAGGGCGAAGGTTGAAACAGAATTCAACAAGAAGTTTGCACTTTATAGCTTGGATAAGTTTATTTCGACTGTGAGCCTGTTTAATGATCCCAGCTTTTCTTTCGGAGATAAGTCGGTTGAAATTACTGAAAATAACATGTATTCCAACCTTCCATACTCAGACGAAAGCGTAATCATAAAGGCTCCCGATAAGGAAATTAATCTTCCTAGTGTTGATGCATCTTTCAAGCTTACTAATGATACGCTAAAGAATGTTGAAAAGGCAGCTGGCGTTCTTAGCCTTCCTGAAATTCTTATTGTTGGCGATGGTAAGAATATCACTCTCAGAGCAGCTGACACTAAGAATCCTTCAGGCGATACCTTTTCGGTAGTTATCGGAGATACTGATAAGGTGTTTAAGGCAATCTTTAAGTATGAAAATATCAAGATTATCCCTGGTGATTATGATGTGACTATTTCTTCAAAGGGTATTTCTCATTTTTCCGGTAAGGAAGCTGAATACTGGATTGCAGTGGAGCAAAACTCTACTTTTTGATTGAACAATTGAGGGGCTTTGGCCCCTCTTTTTAAATTATATTATGGAGAAAAACTGTGAAAAGAACTGATGTAGTTCCTCGTGTTTCTAGACACACTTCAAATAACGTAACCAATACAATTTTTTCTGTACTTGGTCTGGAAGGTAAAGGTTACAAAACTAAGAGGTGTAACTGTTGTGGTTCCTATAAGATTTATGGGGACTTTTATGTGAAGTCTTATAAGCAACATGTTCACCCAGACAATATACAAGCTAATGACCTTAGAAGTTATTGTATCAATTGTTATGATCGTCATCACTCAGGGAGATAAGATATGAACGAAGAATTTCTTTGGGTTGAAAAGTATCGTCCTAAGACTATTGAGGACACTATCCTTCCGGTTGACTTGAAGGCAACCTTTCAACAGTTTGTTGATCAAAAAAATATCCCAAATTTGATTCTATCTGGTACAGCTGGCGTTGGTAAAACAACGGTGGCTCGTGCCATGCTGGAACAGTTGGGTTGTGATTATATCGTAATTAACGGGTCTATGAATGGTAACATCGACACACTTCGTAATGAAATTCTCAACTTTGCCTCAAGTGTATCTCTCAGTGGTGGACGAAAGTACGTCATCCTTGATGAGGCAGATTACCTCAATGCCAATTCAACTCAGCCAGCCCTTAGAAATTTCATGGAAGAATTTAGCAGAAACTGCGGGTTCATCCTTACATGCAACTTTAAGAACCGAATTATTGAACCGCTACATTCTCGGTGCTCTGTCGTAGACTTCAAAATTAGCAAGAAGGATATGGTAAAGCTTGCTGGACAATTTTTTAAGCGAGTAGAATCAATACTAACAACAGAAAACATCCCTTATGACAAGCCTGTTGTAGCCGAAATCATTCAAAAGTTTTTTCCTGACTGGCGTAGAGTTCTCAATGAACTTCAACGTTATTCAGCAACTGGTAAAATTGATACTGGTATTTTGGCAAACCTTCAACAAGCTTCAATCAAGGGGCTTATCGGGTTGATGAAGGACAAAAACTTCACTGAGATTCGTAAGTGGGCCAAAAACAATATTGATACTGATGTTAATGTGCTGTATAATGAATTTTATGATACGGCTTCGGAATACTTTACTCCGCGTTGTATTCCTGCATTAGTTATTTTGATTGCCAGGTATCAATATCAAAATTCATTTTCGGCCAATGTTGAAATTAACTTCACAGCTTTCCTTGCGGAAGTTATGATTGATATGGAGTTTGTATAATGTCTGATGCACTAATCTTTGACTTCGAAACTCTTTCGCAAAATCCAATTAATGGCGCACTGGTGTCGTGCGCCATGCTTACTTTTGATATGGATATTCTTCCCGTCAACGGTTATTCCTATGAAGAACTGCTAAGTCGTGTCAAGTATTTCAAGTTTGATGTTAAGAATCAGGTTGAGGTTTGGAACCGTCGAGTAGATCCAATAACTATTGAGTGGTGGCAGCAGCAATCTAAGGAAGCTTTGGCTACGATTAAGCCAACCAAGGAAGACTTGCCACTTGCTGACTTTATGCCTTGGTTTACAAGCAACTTTGATCGGGTTAAGCTAAAGTATGTTTTCTCTCGTAACAACACCTTTGATCCGGTAATTGTTCAAAGTATTTGTAGTGACGCCAACCTTCCTATTCCTTATGACTGGTGGAAAATCCGTGACA